TCATTCTGTAACCACCTTATTTAAACTCTTCAAATAATAATCATCAAATCTTATCCATGATTCTAATTGGATTACTGATCCAGTTGAAATAACAAGAAGTGTCCAAGGTAATTTATATGAAGCATAACTGTATGCAACTCCTCCAAAGAATAATACTAAGCCACCAATAACAAATGCTGTTAAACCAAATAGGTATCTTGAGTTCATTCTTTCACCACCTCTTTTGTTAAACCCAACCATTTTTTTCTTAATTGATTTATTCTAAAACTGACATCCATTCTGTTATAAATTAACTTACTTGTTGTACATCTTGAAGCTGTCCCTTTTTTTTGTCTGAATCCCTTATGAATATATCCATGACAATGGCGGCAGACTCTTATTAGGTTGTCTTTATTATTATTTTTAGTGTCCCCATCTATATGATGTGTATGTGTTTCCAGATAATTTTTCAAACATGCTCCACATTTTAAATATCCACCTACATCCCAATTCCTTGATTTACAATTGGGACAGCAAAGAGGTCTTGTTTCTGATCTAGCCACCCATTCATGTTCACATTTTTTACATTCTTTTTTCATAGTTTATCATGATAATCAATCTTTATATATACTTGTATTAATTTTGAAATGACACTTAACAATTAAATTAAAAGAAGTCGCCAAAGGCGATTTTGGATACTTCCTGTTTCTTTTTAATTTGTGTTAAGTGACCGAGCGTAGCGAGGGTAAGTTGCAATAATAAAAAAAGAGCCGACAAGCTTTAATACTTGCCGAATCTCTTACCTTTTACAACGGAGGTAAGTATTAAATGAACAAATCTGGAAAATTTAGCATTAGTAGTTTATCTGCTTCTGCTGTTGCAGTTTTGGTTGGGGCATTTATGATTATGTCTGACCATACTTTTTGGGGAATTGGTTTTATTGCTCTTGCAATACTCCTAGCAATTATAACTAATTCTCAATAAGTCCAATCAATATACCTGCAACAAAGATTGTTAGCAGATAGATTGTTGAAATAACAAATCTTTCCTTAGCTTGGCTCTTTTCCTTCTGAGCAATTTCATTTAACATATTATTTTATACCTCCTGTTGTTTAAATAATTTACTAAAGTTGACACCTGGATCACCTCCTTCGGCTGACCAAAGCAGTTACTAGAAAGAAGAATGAAGTTATCTCCTGGAAAGAGATAATAGGTGTAAAAACCAGGCAGTAACCTCCATTCTAAGTCCAAGTGTCTATTCATTGTGTATCTCCTTATTTTTTTGGTAGTATTCTTTTATCCTCTTTCTAACTTCTGGTCTTTCTCGATATTCTTTTTTCTTTTGTTTTATCTCTGGTCTTTGAGAATATTCTTTCTGCTTTTGTTTTGCAATATCTCCTTCAACAATATCACAATGAGCATAATACAATTTTTTAAATCTACAATCTCTGTTTAATGTTGCTAAAGGCATAGTAAGTGCCTTCCCTTCAAACACTCTCTTAATATTCTCGTGGATTTTCTTAATGCAGATTTGTTCTTCTTCTTTTATCATCTCTTCTCTCCGATAGCTTGTTTTGATGTTTTAAGGGGTGCTGGTAAAACTTTCTTGATTATTTTGTACTTATGCTCTTTACATGCACATCTAGGACAGTATTGATAGTGTTGTTCCTCTCCTTCTGGGATAGAAATAGTCATGCCACATTTCTTACAGAAGTAGAGGTTACTTTTCATTCTTCTCCACGATCCTTTTGATTGTTCCTTTCACACTTGCAATGTTACAACAAAGAGGACACCTACCATATCCAGAGGTATGCTTTCCTTCTTCCTCATCTGTTCCATACTTCCTACCACACATTGTGCATCTGTGATTGTACTTGAATGGGTGTTTCATTTCTTTCATTTTTTCTTCAGTTGTTGTTTGTTGGATTATTATCATTTTTTATTCTCCCGTTTTAAGGTATCCCTCAACTTCTGAATTTGTAATGAAGATTGTGTCTGGTGATATGTTCTCTCTGACATGAATAGCTCTATATCCGAGATAATAAGATTCACATATCTTTTTAACTCTTCTTTGTCTTTTGAATTATGATACAAGTATCCAAAAAACTTCTCTCTAAACTTCTTCTTCGTTGTTTTATTCATTTTTTATATTCCTCCAACTCAAAGATTGCTCGTAGGACATTCCCTACAAAAGTATCACTCGTATTCTTTTGATCGATGCCCATTTTATTGTAAACGTCTGCCCATTCTTCGATCATTTTTTGAAGTCGGAAGTAGTTTGGGCTGGAAGGATTAATTCTATCTGAGAGTCTTGGTAGTTTATTTACCATTTTTATTCTTGTGACTGGAATGACTGGAATGACAGTAAATTCCACTTGTTTTTTACGCGGATATAGATTAAGTAGAGATTGCTGTCATTTGGGTCATACTAGTCATATCCTCCTTTGAGTTTGATACCTTTCCACACTCTAACAAGCTTTTTGGTGTCTTTTCCTTCTTCATACCAGTCAATATAATCCCTAGAATCTAGGTCTAAATTTTTCTCTTTCATCTTTTTATTGATACTTTGGTCGGATAATTCTCTAAAATTATTCTCTTTACACCACTGATTTACCACTTTTTTGAAGTGATTCTTAGTTACAAACTCATCATAATCTTCTGTAACATAATCATTGAAAAACTTATCAAAAGGATTACTCTTGTCTTCATATCTCTTCATCCTTTGTTCTATATTTCCTTCATTATAAAATTCTCTTTTAGCCATTAGTTCCTTAAGTACCTTCAAACACTTAACCGCAAGACATTCATATTCTTCTTCAGGTATGTCTGTTAAGATATCTTTCTTCTCAGTAAATTGATTGGGAAAGTCAATAATAAGCCATCTTCTATAAAAGCCAATTGTTTTATCACTTGTAGTTGGAAGATTATTTGTAGAAATCATTATCTTGGAATAATTATTATCTTCAAATGGATCACATCTTTTTTTCTCAAAACCAATCAAATCTCCTCCACTTAACTTTTTTAAAATGGATGTCTTCTTCATTTCATTGAAGTTTGTTTCTCCCATTTGGCACACAAGTTTTTTATATAATCTAAACACTTCAAACTTAGAACCTAATAAGGTATCTAATTCTGTAGAACAACAATTCTCTTTTCCAATAAAGTTTCTTAAGAGTTCTAGAAATTTTGACTTGCCATTCATTCCTGCACCTACAAAACAGAATATTCTATGTAAGGGATAATAAGTAATAAGAGAGTAAGCAATTATTTCATATAATGTTTGAATATAATCTTTACCAACCCATTCTTCAAATATTTTATCCATTGTTGGTGTTTCAGAAAAATCATCTTCATTTATATTAAAAGGAATTGGATTAGTAACAAAGTATTCTGGTGATGCTTCAAATCTTTCTCCAGTTTCAAAATCTACAATTGTATCTTTAAATTGGATCCATTCCTTTTTCATATCTTGAGGTTTTTTTCTTCTGCTTACTTGTCTTAATGCTTCTAAGGTTTCATTTTTTTCTTTAGAAGAGATAGTATCTGCTTCAGAGTTTTTAGAAAGGAAGTTCATCACATCTGTTTCATCACACATGATCCATTTCTTTTCATCATAACTCCAAACCCACCATAATCTACTCTGGTCATAGTAAATTGGTTGTACTTTTATAAATTGTTCTGCTAGGTGTTTTTTATTTTTAAAGAAAGTTATTGGTTTTCCTAATGCCTTTGCCTTTTCTTGTCTAGCTTTTTCATCAAGAAGTTTCTTTTCTGCTTTCTTTTCCTTTTTATATTCTAAAAACTTAGGACATCCCTTACATTTATTGGGAATAGTATATTTTTTTTGAAAATTTATTAATTGCCCGCAGCTAAAAGGATATTTCTTTTCTGGTTTTGAATCTAAATTTTTGAGCCATTGATTTAATTCTGTATTGGTTCCCTTTTGAATTTTACAATACTGATCTTTTAACAGTTCTCTATCTGGATGTTTCTGAAGATATATTGCCATGTTCCTGCTAATGATACTATGTCTTTCTCCAGGAGGAATTTCGTGACTTAAACAATAATCCATAAAAGCACATGCACTTTTTGGAGTTTCTCCAGTAGAAATATAATTTTTTGTAGATAATTCTATTTTTTTTATTACTTCTGTAAGTTTATAATCCTCACATTCTGGAGGATTGTTCACAACAAAACTTCTTATTTTATTTTTTTTATCAGAGATATTTAATGTTCCTGGAATTCTAGCAATTCTTGAAGGATTATAAACTGAAGAATCTATTTCTATTCCTTTTACCTCATATTTTCCTTTTATTTTATTGCCAAACTCTTTTACCTTCTCTCTATTCTCTGGAGTATTTTTAATAGGAGCAATATGGTGTATAATCCAAAAACCTCTTCCAGAACAAATAACTAGAGGTTCGCTGTAACCCTTCTTAATACAATCCTCTTTTATCTTGATTGCAACTTCTTGTGCTTTCATAAAACTATCTGGACCGCCTTGATGTGCATCAATATCATGTCCAATATTTGTAATAAACTCTATGTCATCATCTTTATCTCCATCGAGTTTTCTTTCATTGATTCCAACATATAAATTCATAGAACCATCATGTTTTTCACAGACAGAAATAAACTCTTCTAAACTTCCCACCCACTTTTGGATTGGCTTTGGTTCTGGATTTTTCCATTTAGGTTCTATAAACCTCAGTTCTGATTGTTCCTTATGATTCAAAAAGTTGAAGAACTTTTTGATAGCTTGTTTGTTTATATCTTCCACCATCTTTGAGACCACCTCTTATCATTATGATTACTAATCATCATATATGGATTTAAATTATCTTCAGTATTTCCAATAATAATTCCAATAGATAATTTATTTTTATAGTTATTTCTTATTCTAGAATATTCTTCCCAGAGAGTTCTAACAAATTCAAAAGTTCTATGTCCTTCTTTTAGGGGAATTATTTTATACTTTGTTGCAGCAGTAAACTTTGATTTAGATTCAATGTTAGAGGAGTTATCTATTAATTCCTCTTTTTTGAATAAGTATCCATTTAAGGAAGAATCAGAAGAGATTAGGAAACCGCTAATTTTAATTTCTTTATTATCAATAAGATATTTTGTTTTGTTTTCTTGGTAGTTTTTTAAATATAGGTAAACTATTTTTGATGCTTTAAGAATATTTTTTGACTTTTCTTTTGATTTCACTTCAACTGCAAAGTATTGTACAGAGTAGCCATCGTTTATTTTAATTAAAAAGTCTGGTTTTGATTGATCTTTTCCTGTGACAGAGAACGTTTTCCAATTAAGTTTATTAGTTCTATTAAAATAAACTTCTTCCACATTTTTTCCTTTAGTCTTTAACCAATCCCAAAGAATAATCTCAGCTTTTTCTTCTGGTTTCATTTTCCATTCTCCCCGAATTCAAATCTTGCAGATTTTGCTTTTTCAACGTGTTTATCTATATCATCAAAATATTCTTCATTAATTTCACATTCATCAAAAGCGGAATAAAACCTATTTTCATTTTTAGGATAATTATGGTAGTTAGAAAGAGCAAAATTATTCATCATTAAATTTGATTCAGTTTCTGTCCCAGGATATTCGACAAATTCTCCTTGACACATATATCCTGTTTCTTCAGAATTATCTTTCATCGGTTCACCAGTAACATCATTCTCAATAAATATTGAATCATAAGATTTTCTTTCAGGGATGCCCACCAGAAGTAAACAGGGATGATGTGTGTTCCAAACAAGTTTTTCTACTTTGTCCATTTCTTTTTCAGTAAGCTCTTGCCCTTTAACTTCTGCCCACATATTAACTTCAGGTAACCAAAAGTCTGGAAGGTATCTTGTTCCATCTTCAAAGTGGTAACCTTCCTTTTCATATTCCCATTTTATTCCTAAGGAATCAAAATAAACTGCCCATCTGGCTTCAAGTCTAGAGCGAAAATTATATCCTTTATACTTCGTGTTGATTGCTTTAATCATTTTCTTCCTTCCTCCACTTCTTCAAATGCTTCAACCTGTAGCCAATCAATATAATCTCTAGTCCCCGCTCTTTGCTTAGGACCATAATTATCCACAGTGATTTTTGTTTCACCAACAAGAATTACTTTACAGAAATGCAAGTCTCCATTAATCTCTTTAATAAAAACATTCTTATCTTCATTAAAATATTGTTCAGCTAGAAGTTGCCAACGCAATACCTTTTCCTGTAACTTTTCCTTATCCATATTTAACCAAGAGGTAACTTATACTTAAAGAAGTGTAACCATTATAAAAGACAACAGACTTTTAATCCCCCGTACACATAGTTAAGACCTAAGACTCAGAAAATATTTGGCTTTGGGTACTAAGAATAAAAAAAACTGCACTCTCTGAAAAAGCTTTTAAGGGATTTATCGTCTATAAAACTAATACACC